CACTAACCCCGCTGTTTCTCAAAAGTCTCTTGACGATATGTTTTTTGATGTTGAAAAATGGCTTGCTGAAGAAGTTGCCGAGGAATTCGAAGAGCAAGAGAATGCAGCGTTTTATTCTGGTGACGGTGTCGATAAGCCGCCAGGTCTAATGGCTGGCACGTTGTCCACCTCTGACGATGCGTCTCGCACGTTTGGAGAAATTCAATATATGCTTTCAGGTGCTGATAATGGCATTACTGATGAAAACCTTATTGATTTAATTCACTTGTTGCGTGTTAAGTACCGTCGTAATGCATCGTTTATGATGTCTGGCTTGATGTTGGCAAAAATCCGCAAGCTAAAGAACACAGACGGTGATTTAATCTGGCAGCCTGGGCTACAAGCTGGCGTCCCTTCAAGCTTGCTATCATATGGCGTAATTGAAAACGATGAAGTTGCAGCCCCTGGCGCTGAGTCAAACTCTGTTCTATTTGCTGACTTTAAGCGCGCCTACACTATCGTAGATATTCGTGGCACTCGTGTTCTTCGAGATCCATACACTAACAAGCCTAACGTTCACTTTTACACTACCAAGCGCGTAGGCGGCATGCGAACCAATGACCAGGCCATCAAAGTGTTGCGCCTTGGCGATGGCGTCGCCTAGTTAACGAAAATCAATAACTTTCAACTTTAAAGGATGGGGCCAATTGTGGCCCCTTTTTATTTATGAAAATATTATTAACAAAGCCATACAAATACAGTCCCTGTGGTAACCGAACGCTTACCGCCAGTGTTGGCGAGCAGGATTTAGAAAGCCGTTTTGCAAAGAAGGCTATAGCTGGCGGATATACAGATCAAGAACCAAAGCCTAAGTCTAAGGGCAAGCCTAAAAAAAAGAAGACTGAGTCGAAGTCTGATCCTGAGTCGAAGTCTGATCCTGAGTCGAAGCCTGATCCTAAAGGTGAATAATGCGAACAAAGGTTTTAAGTCCATCCGCACAATTGCCCGTAGGCATTCTAACGGTAAAAGAGCACCTTAGAATTGAGGGCAACGACGAAAATAGTTATTTATCAAACTTGATTGTTGTTGCTGGCGATTGGGTTGAACGATATCTAAATAAGCACCTTATTTCTAAGCAAATACGCGTGTATTTAGACGGGTTTTCTAACGAAATTATCGTGAAACTCTACCCGCTAAAATCAATTGATGAAGTGGCTTATTACGATAGCGATAATGTAAGACAAGTTCTTACAGTCTCAGATTATGACGCCGACGAAATAGACGGGCGATTGTCCTCTGTCGGTGGTTGGCCCGCTACGTACGATAAGTATAACGCCGTAGAAATTGATATTACGGTTGGATTTGGTGATTTTCACGCGCAATTACCGCGCTCTATTCAGCAAGCAATGTTGTTATTGATTGGTCATTTGTACGAAAACCGCGAAGACACAACTGATTTAAAGCTTAAGCATATTCCCATGGGCGTTGAGGCGCTTTTGTCTCCCTTTCGTGATCCGAGCATATAAATTATGAAAGCAGGCAAGATGAAAACAAAAGTTGAGGTTCAATCCCTTGCTCTTGTTGGGGAGGATGAATACGGAGGGCTTGAAGAGCAATGGAGCTTGTTGCTAATGAGGCGAGCGCAAAAGCTAGCACTAACAGGAAAGGAATATTATGTTAGTGATGAGCTTTTTGCAGAGTCCTCTCATAAATTTCTTTTACGCTGGGATTTGGCGGCGTCCAAGATTACCAATATTAATCGGCTAAAAGTTGGCTCCAGCTACTTTGATATTAAAAGGTGCTTTGATCCCAAGGATGATAGGCGAGGGCTGATTATTGTTGCTAACGAGGTTATCTGATGTCGGATCCTTTTGAAGTTGATGGCCTTCACTTGCTGCTTGAAAAAATGCGTAGGCTTGATGCTGCGGCGGGCGCAAAACTTTTGCGCGATGCTGGCAAAGATGCAATGAAGCCTGTTCTCAAAGAAATGATCAGTAGGGCGCACGTTGGCGATGAGGATTCGGCAAATATAAAAGGATATGAAGGTGGCGACCTTAGAGATTCAATAGTAATGCGCTCCCGCATAGGAAGCGGAAAATCAAAAGACCGTGTTGCTACAGTTTCCGTTGGTCCACTTAGGAAACGCTACAGAGGTCGGGCACTTTCAAATGTTACTCAAAAGGCTTTAGGCCAGGAATACGGGAATAAGAATTTTAAGGCGGACCCGTTTATAAGAAACACTTTAGATAGTCGAAAGGTGTCCATTCTAAATAATTTACAAGTTCACTTTAGGCGGCGCTTTGAAAAAATATTTGGTGACAAGAAATGATTGATAAGGCAATTCAACTGCTTTTAACCAGTGCGCTTGGCTTTGGTGTGTCACCCCATCGATCAGAAGGAAAGACCATTAGAGCGTCATTTTCGGTGGTTTCGACGGTTAGAAATTTGAATGTAGATGGGTCGGCCAATACAGCGAAATCTAAGCGCGTGCAATTGGATATATGGGGGCCAAGTTATGCAGCAGTAAAAGCAAAAGAGAAGCTTGCAGAATCGTTACATGGTTATCAAGGGACTGTTGATAACACGCCGATATCACTAATTAAGGTCGATGAAACTAAGCCGGAATGGAAGCCAGTAGAAGGCCAATACAGAATCACAATCGATTTAATCATTTACTACGACGAATAGGGAAACACTATGTCAACAGGTTACGGTCACCAGTTCCATCGCTCGGGCGATTCAGGCATATCTTACACGCAAATAGCTGGGCTTAAGCAAACAGAGATGCATTCTGTTACGCGGGCGGCGTTTGAAACTCAAGCGGTTGACCTTGATAGCGGTGATGCAAATTATGGCTACAAGACATTTGAGGGCTCTGTACTCAAAGACAGCGGCGAAATCACATTAACGCTAGTTACCGGCGCGGACGCTTCGCACGCCTCGCTTGTTGGTGACATGGACGCTGTAGAGCCGGGATACTACAAAGTTTTAATGCATCAGATATCAACAGAGTTTGAATTTAGAGCGGTTGTTACTGAGGTTTCAGCGCCCACTGTGGAGGCTGAAAACCAGGTAATGTTCACCGTAAAAATGAAGGTATCCGGTCCCGTCACTGAATCTGCAATCGTATAAGGTAAATTATGGCAATTTTTAAAAATGTTAAACGCCCTACTGAGGTTGTTAATCACTCCGGGCAAGATTTCACCCTAACAATGATTTCAGCATTGGAGCGCGCCGAAGTTGGCCGTTATTGGGATGCGTATAATGACGACGTAGAAAAGCGAGAGAAGGAGAGCGGTAAAAATGCCGCGCCTAGCGTTGGTTTATTTCGAGATTGTTTGCGAGAGTCTGATACACACCTTATTGTTAAGACGCTATTGCCTGCGCTTGCTGGTACTGGCGAGGAGGAGCTTACCGCCGAGGTTTCAAATGGGTTTTCTGCTGAGCTTTTTGACTTCCTTTCTGAGGAATCAAAAAAAATAAACCGGATGATTGAAGGCAAGAAGGAGGAAGAAAAAAACCCAAAATAACCAAGCTTGGATATGGAGAAACCATTGATTTCGCTATGCAGTTAGGGCGCGAATTCTCTCGCCCTGATGTGTTTGATTTTTTGGATTCGCTATCTGTTTTAGAATTTGATCAATGGTTCCATTATTTTTCTGAGCGCCCATTCACCGTAAATCTAATGCAGCATTTTGGGGGGCAGCTTTGCGCCTCTATGTACAACTCTTCTCTTAACTTTAAACCTATTGCCCCGCAAGAATTTTACCCGAATTACAAAAAGCCTCAGCAATCACTTGATGATCAGGCAACAATGTGGAGCTTAATGTCAGGAGCCTAACAAATGGCAGGCGCAAGATTATCGGCCACCCTAGAACTAAACAGTGCTCAATATCATAGAGACTTAGGAAAGGCCAAGAAAAAAACGCGCGAATTCAGAACGGAGGTAAAAAAGACCTCTGGCAACGTAGTCTGGCTAAACAAAAGCTTTAAGGGTGCGGCTCAAGGTATAGCTGCAATAGATGGGCCTTTAGGTGGCGTTTCTAGCCGTATTTCTGCGGTCAACAGCCTTGTAAGCAGTGGCGCGTTAGTGTGGGCGGGGTTAGGTGCTGCAATTGCTGGCAGTGCGTTTGCAGTCTTTAAAAGCATTGGCGCTTTCAGTGAGTATGAGCAGCAACAATTAAAAATACAGGCACTATTAAAGGCTACTGGCGGCGGTGTTGGGCTCACAGTAACGCAACTAGATGAACAGGCACGGGCATTAGCTTATGCAACTCTAGCGTCTGTTAGCGGCATTAAAGAAGCGCAAGGCGTGCTTTTAACATTCAAGACCGTTCAGGGTGGCGTTTTTACAGATGCTATCAAGCTTAGCCAGGATATGGCGGCTGTTATGGGTGGTACTGCAAAAAGCGCAGCATTGCAGCTTGGTAAGGCGTTGGAAGACCCGACAACCGGGCTTAACTCGCTAAAGCGTGCCGGTGTTTCTTTTACCGATGCAGAAAAAGATAAAATTAAGGAGCTTCAAAAAAGCGGCGATTTGCTACAGGCGCAAACCATTATCTTGGCCAAGTTGCGCGGTCAGATTGATGGGGCGGGCAGCGCGGAAGCTGGCGGTGTTGCCGGGGCTGTAGATACGCTTTCGCAATCGTGGTCAGAGCTGCTTATTCAATTTTCTCAAACCAATGATCTAGGAGGAGGAGCAAAGAGTTTTTTAGATGGCATGTCTGCACGACTCCAAAACTTAACGCACATTATTGATCCCGGTAATGAGGCTCAATTTAATAAGCTTGCTATAGAGCGAGTAGAGATTGAAGGTCGACTGTCTGAGATAAAGAAAAAAGACCTTGGCTTGATGGGTTTTCTTAGCGGTCACCACGTTGAGATAGTTCGTTTAGAGGAGCGTGAGGCTCAGATTCTTGAGCAAATGTCAGTGCTTAGAGATGCGAATATCGCAAAAGTCAAGGAGGAGCAAGCGGCGCAACAAAATGCCGCTCAGGTTGCAAAGGATGCAGCGGAACAGTTGCGCATTGATGAGCAAATAAAGAAAGAGGAGATTCAAACCAAGCAAGACGAATTAGCCGTTATTCGGGCAGAGGGGCAGGCTCGGCTTAAGGCTGAGCAAGTTGCGCTAGAACTTGAACGTCACGAGCTTTCACTGTTGACAGAAGAGGAGCGCCTTGCTGCAAGTTATCAGCGCAGGGACGAAATTATCAAGAACGCTTATCTAAAGCGTGATCAAGATGCGTTACGTCGCCAAGAGCTGCTCGATAAAAGCAAGAAAAAATATACTGACGATAAAGACAAGCTCGAAGCTAAACGAAAAAATCAAGAATACAAGTTAGATAAAAATCATTGGGCGTCAAAGCTGCAAGGAACAAGCGGTTTTTTTGGAAGTATGCAAACCATTTCCACCAATGGTTCGAAGGGGCTCTTTAAGGTTCAAAAGGCTGCTGCGTTGGCTAACGCCGCGGTTTCGTTGCCTGCTGCTGTAATTGAGTCTTATGAAAACGGTGGCGGTTATCCGTGGGGGCTTATACCTGCGGGCTTGATGCTGGCAACGGGGCTGGCAAATATTAGTCAAATAAAATCAACCTCTTTTGGTGGCGGCGGAAGTGGTGGCGGCGTTGCTTCAAGCGGAGGGGGTGGGGCGTCTCTTGCTTCACCTGAAATAGATATTGAGGCGATTATTCCAGAGCAAGCCGAAAAAGTGGATCAGGTTATTAGAATTGAGATTGAAGGCTGGGACGAAGACGCTCTTCTACCCGCCAGAACAACCAGAATGATAGTTGAATCTATTGCTGAGCAAACTGGACAAAATGTGAGTATAGGGTAATGGCTGCACACATATTACATACAAATTTATTATCTGCTAGCAGCGCTGTAGAGCTTGCCGCTACCGGTTTTGATGCTGGGTGGGAATTTGCAAACGCATTAAATATTGGGACGGCACTTAAAGCGCAAGTATTGCTTGGTGTTGTGGGTGTTGCTGAGTATGACTTAGGGGCGATTGCACCGATTTCATCGGTTGCGATCGCACGTCATAATTTTGGAACTGCCAGCGCAAATATTAAGGTGTCTGTGGCGAGCAATCAGGCGGGACCATGGAGCGTTCTTGTTGATCATTCGCCAATTGATGATGATGTTCTGTTAGTGGTTGAGGCTTCGATTACAGGTCGTTATGTTCGTGTAGAGATTCTGAATCAAACGCAAGCAGCTATCTTTTCTGTGATTTATGTCGGCGATGCTTTGAAGTTGCCAAGGTCTATGCCTAATGGTTTTGTTCCGCCAGAATTCGGGGCTCAAGATCAAGTCACAGCAAGCTATACGGCGGGCACTGAGCTTGCCGGGATTAGCATAAGGCGACTACCGGCAAAGACCAGGGCAATTATAAAAGAAGCCCCGGTAAAATGGTTTTTTGATAACTGGAAAGAGTTGCAAGCGGCACTTTTGAGAAACACCGTTTTTTTTCGATGGAAAGAAACTGGAAGTACGCTTTATGGAACGCTTGCCGCAAAAAAACCACCAAACCCTAAGTTTGTAAAAACCTACTATATGACTGCAAACATTGATTTACAGGGGTTTGTTACGTGAGCGAGAAACTCGAATTAGTAGAGCTTGACCTTGATAATAAAATTTCACCCCTTGAGACTGAATATCATTGTCAGGGGCGCGTTCCTATTAATATTCAAGCGTACGGGTCCGTCACTCGTATAACGGGAGCCCCTACAAAAATGAAACCAGGCGGAGGAATGCCCGCCCTTGGAACGGTTAATATAACACTTCAAGATTTCAAAATTAGCGAGACTGCGCAGGGTACTTATTTTGGCAGGCTGCTTGGTGCAAATGAGTTTTTTGAAAATAGAAAGCTGTACATCCATCACGGCAATTACAGCGACAACTTAGATATAGCGACGCTAAAAAAACGCCTCTATATTATCAAGAGTATTGATGGGCCAAATAGTAGCGGCGTTGTCTCAATAAAAGCCGTCGATCCTTTGTCGCGCTTCTTTGAGACTGACAGGCTAATACCTGAGCCAAGTAATGGAGAGCTGACGGCAGATATAACACCCTCTTTCATTGGTGCGCTAAATATTACTAATAATGATGCCTTTTCGGCGACGGGTGGCGTTGCTGACATTGAAGGCGAGTGGGTTCGCTACTCTTCTACTGTAGGGGTAACAGATATTGTATTGACAGAGCGTAATGTTTTCGGTACAAAAAACGAAGAACACAAATCCGGCGGCAGCGTAAAAAACGCCTTTACTTTTGAGAGTGTTCTGGCTGTTGATCTGCTAAAACAACTGCATGATTACGTGGGTATTGATCCTGCGTATATCGAGCTTGCGCAATGGAATGCCGAGCGCGACGATTATCTTTCCAGTGAGTTTTTAACGGGCGGCTGGTCGGAACCTGAAAAGGCTAGGGATAAAATTGATGAGATTTGCAAGCAAACCCATGTTAGTACGTGGTGGAACGATGAAGAGCATAAGATAAAACTGCAAGCTATTGGCCCGAATTTAACGCCTGTTAAAACACTTGAAGAAAATACGCACATTCTTTCTACGGGCCAGTCTGTGAAGCGAGACCCATCCAAGGCATTAACGCGGGTTTGGATTTGGTTTGACAAGGTCGATCACTCAGACGGTGACGCCTCGGATAACTACCGCCAAGCCCTACTTTTAATAAATCCAGCATTAGAAGCTGATGACGCTTATGGAGAGGTAAGAGGGGAGGTTATTTTTGCAAGCCACATTCCAGCTGGTGGCGGGGCTAGTGTATCGAAATTGGCCGAGCGGCTATTGTCACAGCGCAAGTATGGAACGTACCAGTACTCTTTTCAGTTACATGAAAAGGATGCTGGCATACAGGTTGGGCAGTCTGTTGATGTGGTGACGTCGCTTATCCAAAGCAAAGAAGGCGTGCCGGTTATAACTAATTTCATGGTAATAGAGCGTGATTACAAAGGTGGGCATGTTTACAAGTATAAAGCGCTAATAACGGGAGTTGAATCGGGGGCTAAATTCTCATCGTGGGCACCTGACAATCTAGGCGATTACGAGACAGAAACCGCCGAGAACAAACTTAAATATATGTTTTATTCTGCGGATGACGATACATTGCCAAATGGCGATGATCCGTATCTGTGGCTATAGGAGAAGGTTATGGGTTGGACTGAACAACTAGCAACGGCTTTCGCTGCGGGCAAGCCTGCCAGGGGAACCCAAGTGTTCCAGATATTTGAAAATGTTAAGGCGCTGGCGCTGGGGAGTGACCCGCTATCACCAAAAATACAGAATGCAGCGCTGGATAATTCCATCATAAAGCAAGCCAACATTAACACGTCAACCGGCGAGATTAGCACAAACAGCGCCGGTACTTTTGTTTTGCCTGGTGGTTCCTACGGATTTTACCCGCAATTCAAGGCCGCTGTAAGCCTTGGTAGCTCAGCGATCGCCCAAATGAGCAAGGACCATGTAACGCCGCTGTCATACACAACTCTTATGCATCTTGAGTCACTGACCACTATTGCTTACGCACAGCAGCGCTACATAAATAGCTCTCCGCCGTATAATATTGGTGATGGCGATATCCCTCTATTCTTTTTTGGTTTGTTGAGGGGTGGGGGTATGGCTGCGACATATTCAGCCGACGTGCCTCCATGGGCATACAATGGCCCCACCAGTGTCAAAGCGGAAGCCGTTGGGCTGAATGGCAAGAAATATAAAATCAATCGAAAAACAAACAAAGATAACGGCAAGGTTGAAAAAACGTATGAAGAAATAACCCATACGGTGAAAAATGCAGATATGGGGATAATCCCCCATCCATTTGGAGAGCTGGAAAAAGGAGATGAGATAATTTTACTCAACCCGCCCGATACTCTTGATCTTTTAGAAATGCACGAGGCTGGCGAGTCAATAGCAGGGTTGTTTGATGATGATTACTTGCGCCTTGATAACTCCCCAATTGTTAGAGCGATGCCGGACGGTGTAAAGGCTTGCCGGTACAAGTGGAAGAATACGAAGTAGGCCTATTTTTTATTTATGATCACTGAAAGAATCCCTTCACCTCTAAAACATCTTGCGGAGCCCTTCCGGTTATCACTAGAAATTCACGCCAAACTCCATATGGAACGGCGTATCTCCCCTGCTTAAACTCTCTAATTCTTCTACCGCTCGACAAGCCAAGGAGGGCTGCTATTTTGTTGTCCGAGCTGTATTCTGTAAAATTATCCTTAAAGTTATCAAAATACGCCGCTGCTATGTCTTTGTGTGGCGGCTCCCACCCTTCACTTTTCCTCAGTAGGTGAGTGTTAGGGTAGGGGCTTTCGTCAATCTCTGGGCCTTTAAACGCCAGAGCATTCAGATTGTTTTCTAGCCTGGCAATAGCTTCCTTTGTGCTTTCCTCAAAAATAACCTTCAGTTGATCCTTGATACCCGGTAATTCGATTTTCATTTCTCTGTCCTATTGTTTGAAAGATTGGGGCTTTCGCCCCCTCCCTTATGATGATGACAGCTCGATGTTGCGAACGTCTTCAACTCTGATATTAACCAACTTCAGCGTTCCGTTTGCCCTCTTTGCCCAGTAGCCTCTAAGCTGAATATGCTTTAAAGCATAGAAGAGGTAATCAGGTAAGAGGATGTCAGTTCGGGTGACCTTTATTCCAATGTGTTCTTTGTAGAACTCCCTGGTGGGTTGCCCGACTCGATCCGCTGAGCCTCGACGAATTAACCAGAAATCAGCATCTTGAAAATTCGTCTTGATGGTTGCAAGTTGATAGAGTTTCATTCGCTTAACCTCGATGGCATCGACTTAGCCGCTTCGGTTCGAATGGCTCTCTGCGTGCCATCTGTTAAGTATAATAGGCGGAATCCGCCTATGTGTAAAGAAGAGATTGAGGTTATTTTTAGGAGGAATTGCTGTCTTATATAAAAGACACAAACGCTATAAAAATAGGGTGAAACAAAATAGGAGGACGCAACAATATAAGACAGTTTAGAGGGGGCAAAGGTAGAGATTGAAAGGGCTTGAGGTGATTAGAGCTACCAATTAGGAGGGGGCCGCTCTA